GTTGCTAGGCCACCCATCATACTGCCTGACATCATGTAGGTGTTTGTGTAGGCTAAGTTAAACGGCTCAAATAACGTGCCGCCTGCACCCATACCAGTTCTTGAGCCAATAGCTCTACGAAACACTTGACGCACTGTGATAATTTCATCAGGTAATCTGTATTCATTTTGGTCCTGTATAAGTTCTAAAAAGCTGTAACTTTCTTCCACAGCATTGCTACTACGCTGACGATAATGCGTAAGAGCTCGATCTAGTGCTAGTTCGTAGTGCGCAGGATCTAACTCAATATCAACCATGCCGTCGCCTAGCATTAGTTTAATAAACTCGAATACTTTATTACGCTCTATAGTAGAGTTGCTTTGGGTAGTTGATGGTAGGGAATCTGACATTTTTTGTTCTCCTAGTATATTTAGCTATCGATAAATATGTTACTATGCCAAGACTATCTCTCTATAAACCAGAAAAAGGTAACGACTATAAATTTATAGATCGTACAGCTTCAGAAATGTTCCAGGCTGGCGGAACAGATGTATATTTGCACAAATATCTAGGGCCTACGATTAAAACTTCGGGCACTGCGGATCAGCCGGTTTATGGCGCACTAAGTCCTACTAATATACAAGACCTATTATTTTTAGAAAATCGTGATAGAAAATACGATACAGAGATTTATCGATTACGCGGTATGTATAATGTTGCAAATATTGACTTCAATCTAAGCCAATTTGGGTTATTCATTGATAATGATACCATATATATGACTGTACATATTAACGATATCATCAATACTATTGGTAGAAAACCAATAAGTGGGGACGTTTTTGAACTGCCGCATTTGCGTGATGACTTTGCTCTTAATGATTTTGATATAAGTCTGCCTCGATACTATGTTATTGAAGATGTGGGCCGGGCTAGTGAAGGATTCTCAGTAACTTGGTTTCCACATTTATATAGATTAAAATGTAAAAAAGTAGTAGACAGTCAACAGTTTGCTGATATACTAAGCAAGCCGGCTCTTGATGCCAATGGCGATCCGATGGCAAACACTAGTTTGCGAGATTTAATTAGTACACATAATAAAGAATTGCAAATTAATGATAGTGTTGTTGCGCAAGCAGAAGCCGATGCTCCTAAAAGTGGATACGAATCTAGACAATTTTGGACCATGGCTGTTGATCCTCAAGGTAAGCCAGTTATACAGACTGCCGACGAAACAACAATCGATGCCAGTACTAGTAGTATTCTTGCAAGTGATGTTAACGGAGTTCCTGTTAGAGCTGGCTATAGCGGATATCTACTAGGAGACGGTTATCCTGTCAACGGGCACGAATTTGGTCACGGTATACAATTTCCAAGTGCTCCGGCACAAAATGATTTTTTCCTGCGTACAGATTTTATGCCAAACAGATTATTCCGATTTGATAACTCAAAGTGGCTCATGGTTGAAGATGCTGTTAGAATGAATATGACTAACAATGATACCAGAAGCACATTAAAAACTGGATTCATTAATAATACATATTATACCTACAATGAAGAAGTTGGATCTGATATTATAACACTTGCTAGTGGAGATACTGTTATCAATACTGAAATTAATTATATTACTTCATCGTATATTGTACTAAAACAAGCGCCGACATTAATTGCATACACTGTTGCTGATTATCCAAGTATGATTAGTTCGTATAATTATACAAGCCCGATAGGTGTAATGTCAGCCAAGGTTAGAATAACATTACCTGTGGTAAATGGTGTGCAACAAACTGTTCCAGTCGGCGGTGTATGGACTATTAGTTTGTACAACTATAGGGAATCACAACGACAGAGTTTATCAGAGGCTCTTAAACCAAAGGCGGATTTCTAATGCAGTTTTTCTATGACGGTCAAATAAGACGATATATTACTCAAGTTGTACGAGTATTCAGTAACTTTGTAGTTAGATACGGCGACGGAACTTTGGTTAGAATCCCTGTAATGTATGGTGATGCTGATCGACAAGTAGCTAGTATCATTCGAAATAACAGTGAAAATAAAATTAATAGTGTTCCACGAATTTCAGTATATGTTACTGCACTGGCATTAGATAGAGAAAGATTAAGTGACAGTACATATATTGGAAAAGTGAATGTTAGAGAAAGAGGTATCGACCCAACCACTGGCGAGTATAATCAAACCTCGGGAAGGAATTACACAGTTGAACGGATAATGCCTACTCCGTTTAAGTTGACCTTAAAGGTTGATATTTGGAGTTCTAATACCGAACAGAAGTTACAAATTTTAGAACAAGTTCTTGTACTGTTCAATCCCAGCTTAGAGCTACAGACCACTGATAATTTTATAGACTGGACTAGTCTAACTGTTTTAAATCTAAATGACATCGCTTGGTCTAGCAGAACAGTACCAGTCGGCGTTGATACTCCTATAGAAATTGGTACACTTACGTTAGAAACTCCTATCTGGATCAGTCCGCCTGCTAAGGTCAAACACTTAGGTGTTATTACAAAAATTATTACTAGTATGTACGCCGGAGCATCTACAAGTGACACCGGGTATATCGATGGACTAGGTGCTGATCTTGCAGATCCCACAACGACTATGTCGGATAATCTGCTTACTAGAGATGCAACCACTGTTACTGATTATCGAATACAGGTATACAACAGTAAAGCCTATCTAATGACCCATTCAGAAAGTTCAAGTCCTCGGGAGCCTACATTAGATATCCCAATAAGATTAGGCCCTCCGATCAATTGGGTTGATATTTTTAATCTATATCCGGGGCAGTATACTGCTGGTGCCAGCACACTATATTTGATGCAACCTAACGGCACTGAAGTCAAAGGTACAATTGCAGTAGATCCATTAGATAATTCCATACTTCAGGTTAACTGGAACACAGACACCCTGGTCAGCAATACCGGTATTGATAGTAGTGGTTATTTAGATTCAGATGTAGCATACAACGCCGCAGGTAGTTACAGGGCAAGAAGTCCTGGTACTATCGATGCTATTATAAATCCTCTAACTTTTAATCCAAAAAGACCTACAGGCACTGAAGAAAATGATCAAGCAGTAGCTGCCGGTATGCGATTTTTAATTATAGAAGATATCGGCGATCCCCAGTCAATTACAGATGGCAACTATGCTAGTGCATGGGGACCATTAGTGGCTAAAACTAATGACATAGTTGAATACACTGGCACTGCATGGCATGTTATATTTCACAGTGCTCAAGAAACTACTACTATGATCTGGCAAACGAATATATACACAGGAGTTCAATACCTATGGAACGGAGTTCAATGGGTTAAGAGCTTTGAAGGTGACTATAAGCCAGGATCATGGAGAATCGAACTATAAAAGAACAGATTGTATGTAGCGGAGCATTGCTATACGCTAAATCAACACGACGTTTTTTATTGTTACAGAAAGCACATGGTAAACACGCTGGCACATGGGGCTTAGTAGGTGGTACTACTATCAGCGGTGAAACTCCTTGGCAGGGATTACAGCGTGAAATCACTGAAGAAATAGGAGCCATACCTCCTATTATAAAAACAATCCCATTAGAAACATTTGTCAGCAACGACAACGTGTTTAACTTTCACACATATCTCTGTGTGATTGAAGATGAATTTATTCCTGTACTAAGCGACGAGCATAGTGCGTGGGCATGGGCTGTAATAGACCATGCACCAAAACCCTTGCACCAAGGCCTGAGGAATAGTTTTTCAAACAAGACCATTCGTACCAAGCTACAAACGGTCTTTGATTTGATCGCTTTGATTTAAGCCTGTGCTTCACTCCAGCGCAACAACACGTTGGTATTAATGTTACCAGTACCCGACGCACGATACAAGTTAATACACAATACGTCTGGACCATTTGGATAGCAACCTCTGCCACCTAAGGTAGTATTAGTCAATTCTTTCAGTCCTGACAGATCTAAAACAGCTTCTGTACCAGGCGCCGCAATAAACGAGAATACAGTTTCACCTGGTTGCGCATATGCCGGCAAACCAAAGGAGAACGTAATTGTTGTGTTGTTTGGTACACTAATCAACGCACTCTGTGTAAAGTTAATTCGATAATAGCTTGTGCCACCAAACGAACTCAATACACTTACACTAGATATAGTTGTTCCAGATGGAAAGTATGTAGGAGTTACAACTAATGTACCAACACCAGCTCCATTGCTAGCAACTAGTGCTTCCCATGATGCTTGTGAGAAATACTGGAAGCTAGATGTTGCTGATACAATAGCAGGTGTTACAGCAAAGTACGGAGTTGCAGTAATAGCAATACCCGACAATGTCGACTGCGTTGGCGCTACAGTCCAAGTTGTTCCACTACCGCTGACTATTTTTGCATCAGCTGTTAAACCTGAGCCAGTTAGAGCCATACCTGCTGAAAAAGTACCTGTAACAGTTCCACCAATAGTTAGTGTAGTTGTGCTAAAGCTACAGCTTGATGCCGTAGCATATGTAACAGCCACGCTTGAAGGTTTACTCATTGTTAACGCATAATACGCTATGGCTGTAAATGTCACTTGAGTTCCGCTTGGAACATTTATTAGTAAAGGATTACTAAATGTTACAATATAATAACTTGTACTATTAAATGTTTGAATACTACTAATTGTACTAATTGTAGTACCAGCAGTTAGTTTGAACGGATCATTAGTGCTATTGCCTACAACAGGAGTACCAATCGGTAATGAGTTCCACGATGCTTGTGTAAAATATAGTGTGCTAGTTGTGGCAGCGGCAGTACCACCCACTGACAATGTAATTGTAGATAAACTATTATTGTTAACAACACGCGGAGTACCGGCTAATACTGTTCCAAAATTAGAAGCATTGACCTGTACCCCAGTTGTTGAACAACTTACCACGGTATAGGTACCATTGTAACCCGAAGCTACACCAGTTAATCCTGACACAGTAATACTATCACCATTACTATACGGAGCATAAGTCTGTGCGGCAAATGTAAATGTTGCTGTTGGGTTAGTGTAAACAATTCCAGTAATTGTTAAGTTTGACACTACTGGATTGTGTGCAGTATTAGTACCAGCACTAAATGCCACGTTATAATATGAATAACCAGCTGAGCTAAACGGTCCAGTAACACCAGTCACTGTTGTGTTAGCAGGGAAGTCTGTACTGTAGACATTGTTACCTACGCTTCCGCCTAGTGTTGTCCAACTAGTTTGTAATATAGCTATTGTAGTAGCACCACTTGCTGTTTTAAAAAATGCACTCGGCGGTATTGAAATGCTACCAATAAGTTGAGCCAGTGTTGTAGCAATTGGTGATGGGTTTGCAATCACAGTACTAATTGTAGTACCTGCTGGAAACTTAGTTTCTGCAGAAGACAACGCATATCCAGCTTGAGCTCCTAAAGTGTCCCAGCTGGTTTTAGTTACATACACGTTAGATGAACCAATTGCTTGGTTAAACAACGCACTTGACGGCATTGCTGCCGTACCAGTTGGTGCTGAAATTACTGTTGCTGTTGCTGTTGTAGTTGAACCACCACCTGCCCAGCTAACAGAACCGCCCGGTGCTACTTGTGTAAAGCTAGGTTGTCCACCGGCTGCCTGACTTGCTAGACCTGCCCATGTAATAGAGCCTGGATCTGTTGGATAGTTGGCAGGATTTAGTACACCCTGAACAATGATACCACCAGTACCCGAGTCTGATGTAACTTGAATTTCTTGTAACAATAATTGCGCACGATTAATAAGTTCTCTGTCGCCCAAGTCGCCAATAATAGCGTTTGATACGCTAGGTGCTAGTCGAATTAAGAACGCTGTTGCTACTGTAGTTGAAACTTGAATACCAGTAGATGCATAGTTAAACAAATATCCTCGGTCATCATCAAAGCGTCCGTCTGTTAAGAAAGCTGAACCCCAATGACTAATGTTTGGACTAATAGTATTACTAACTAAAATAACTCCAGTATTAATTTCATGGACTGCGGCTGCGCCGGCAGTAAATGAACGATTTGCACCACCTACATAGTTAAGCATTGGACTAGCACGTGAACAACCTGTTAAGTTGTTACCAGTCTTGCCAGTAAAACTGATTAGTTCGTTGTCAATGTAAACTTGTCCTGAATCATTTGGAAAATAAGTTCCATCGGTTAACGGTATTACTGTGGCAGTAGCAGTGATACTACTTGCTAGTTTGCTCACAGCACTTTCATTAATAACTTCGTAACGCACAGGCATGTTACCAGTACGCATATAAGCCTCGGTGTTTACGTTTGAGTTACGAATACGATGTGCAAACACATAGTTACCGTCAGAACCGCGTAGCATAAAATCAATAAAACCAGCACCATACCATGACCATTGTAATCCGATCATCTGCATTTTGCCAATGTCTAAGTTATATCCGCTTGGGCCTGTACCATCTAAATGATCTAGGTTAAACTCGCTTTGTTTTACAATTACGTCTTGTACCAAACATGCTTTACTTGACACACAGGCAGTATTACCTCGATAGTCAGGAGTCACTGTCATAGTTGTTTGAGTTGGTACACTGCTTACCACGTGCGTCATACCTTTGATAGTAATCCTATCTCCGGCTTTGACTTGATCTCTAAATCTTGTATTAACTCCCGTTAATGTATTACTGTTTGGACTAATACTAACAGTACCGGCTAGTTTAAGCGTACTTGATCTACGTACTACGCTAAGATATTGTCCGTCATACTGCCAGAACATACCGTTTTGGTCGTCAAATGTTCCTGCACGTACTGTGGCACCATGCCACCTAATTACAGTCATCTGCGCACTAGTTGTGATAGTTGCATATATGTTAGTTAATACAGTAGTAGCTCTAACCACTAGCACACGTTCACTAATTACACTATCAACAATATAGGTGCCGTTATAGCCAGCTGTATCAACACCAACAATTCTAATGTATCCCCCTGGTTGGCAACCGTGATCAACATCGTCTGTAGTTAATGTTATAAATGATCCGACAGCAGTTCCGGTTGACGACATGCTTTGAATATCAAAACTTGGTGCAAATAACGCACCGGTAGTATACATAATACCCTTACCAGACTGATAACGAATATATTTCTTACTCATACGAATTGCTTGCGCAGAGTGTTGCGGGCCGCCAGTACCTAAAATAACTCCACCGTCAAACGGTCTATGTTGGAAGAAACTATTTGGTCTAGCGTAAACTGTACCAATTAAAGCTGTGCCTGTATCAATAGTGCCGGCAGTTCTAGCAGTATAAATTATTGTTGTCGGTGTTGGAACTTGTTCAACAAAGAAAGGACCTTTGGCAAAAGAGTGATTTGTTCCTGTTGAGCTTATGTCGCACAACATACTCATGCCTGGCACAAGACCGTGATTTGAACTAAATGTGATTAATATTTTTGAAATTGCCGCAGTAGTTATTGTAGTACTATCTGGTATGTTTGCTGTTACAAAATCAGTTAACGAAACTGTTGAGTAAAAAGCAATTGTAGATGCACTAACTGAGGTCCCGGAGAAAGTAAATCCGCCGATGGATCCACCAGTTACTGTTGTTATAACAATAGTTAAATCGTTAGCCGCAGTTGCACCTTCTAATGCAGTTCCTAATATTTTAATTCTATCGCCAACTTGGTAATTAGTACCTAATTGATTAGATACAACTGAATAAGATCCAGCTGACCTAGTAATGTCAAAAGTACCGCCGGTACCAACACCTACTGAGCTAGTACTTGATAACCCAGTATATGTTGCATCTGGATTTCGAGCAACTCCACTTGTTGTAAAACTGTTAATTGCTCCTTGAGCGTTTACACCTGTAACTGTAATCGTTAAATCGTTGCCAGGCGTTGTTCCGCCTAAACTAGTACCCAATACTGTAATCGTTTCGTTTAATACATAGCCAGTTCCAACGGCACTTATTAACACATTATATGCTGTGGCATTTGTAGTAACTGAAAATTTAGCATTTGTTCCTGACCCAGAAGTGCTAGATTGACCTACGTTTGTAAATGTAGCTTCGCCGCTAATACTAGTTCCAGTATAGCTTAATGTCGCTACTCCACCGCTGCCGTCAATAGTAGATACGGTTACTGTAATGTCGTTTGCTGGAGATGTTCCGCCTAATGCAGTACCAAGAATAACAATCTGTTTTCCAACAACATAACCAGTACCTGCAGTTGTTGCAGTTACAGATCCATATGCGCCGCTTGTTCGTACAACAGTGAATATTGCGCCAGAACCAACTCCAACAATATTAGTACCACCTACATTAGTATATGTTGCTGTTGATCCAATTCTAACAGTGGTCAATGGATTATTAACATAGACTGTTGTACCAATAACCGAGTTTACAAATGTAGCAGTACCTGTGCCGTTGTCTATGCCTAGGCCTTCAACAATACCGGTTGCATCAGTAACTACAAAACTAATATCATTTAAAACTGTAGTAGTAAGAACTGTAGCTGTGGCTATTAATCCACCTGTGCCAATAGTTCCCGACACTTGAGTACCAGACGGAATTCCAGTTCCAGAAATTGGTACACCTGCCGGCGGTGCAGTTCCTGTGTAGGCTATCTGTTGACTGCCCAACGGTGTAATAAATTTGCTGGTTAATGTGCCTACAGCACCGTTAGAGTTAACGCTAAAAATTGGAGTGCCAATTGATGCACCTGTATAAAAATTACCTTTGCGCAACTGTGTATAGTTGCTACTTAGTACATCTCCGTTATTTGTACCAACTTTACTAGTTGAATAATACGTAAATGTAGTTAAGGTAGGTGCAGAGAATACAATAAACGAGCCTTCAGCACGAGCGAAGCCTGCTACAGAATTAGCAAACGCTGAAATAGTAAATGGTGTTCCAACGGTTAATCCATGACTACTTTGAGTTGTAACAGTAATCAAGCTAGAACCAACACCAGCTGTACCAGATGAAGCATCTGTAACTACTGATACTACACTTATATCTGTTCCAGGCAATTCATAAATTGACGGATATCCACGTGCAATACCAATAGCCTGCCACTTAGTAGGCTGTAGTCCGTACTCAAAGTCAGCATCAAGCATTGACTGTGGTTGTGCCACACGTTGACGTTCAATGGCATCTGTACCAAAGTCATAAGGACGGGTACGCATTTCTTTATCTTCAACAAATATTTGTACATCGTCTGTAGTAGAACCTGTTGAAGTATCAATATCAAATGTAATTGAAGTTACATAATCAGCCGTTTGTATAAACTGCGGAAAATCTAAATCTGGGAACGTACCATTACTATCGTATGTTCCAGCATATGAAACTCTCGCTGAATGTTGATTATCAGCAAAGTTATATAAAATTGTATTGCTTGTGGTATTTGTAATTAATAAAAGAGTATCAAGTTTTTGTTTACCTTGAACCTTAACTGTAGTAACACCGTTAACTAGTGTTGGTAATGCTGAAGTACCGTTTGTTATTACATTAGTTAATATTCCAGACAGTGTATTAATTCGTCCAACTGCACCTGCTTCGTATGTAATTCCTCCAATTCGAACAATTGGGACTGCTGATTGTTTTGGATTTGCATACGCGGCTTGTGGTAAGATATATGTGTTGATCAGCGTGGCAATAAATTGATGCGTTAGTATTTCTGATCTACGATCACCGGTAATCTGAGGATAACCACTGCTCCAATATCTACTAGAAATTAAACTAATTTGATAGTTTCCGCCGTAGCGTAGATCATTCAAGTAGGCATTCAATACAAATCCAATATCACGTTGACATTTTGCACTGTCATAGATATAATTTGTAAATGCGTATGTTGGATATACTATTGCTGGTAATGTACTTAATCCGCCGCTAATCACTCCGCTAATGTATGTTGACAGTCCAGTGACTTGAGTTTGCGCGGCTGTTTCTGCAACTGTTCCAGTTAAGTTTTGTGTGCTTGTTACAGGACTTTGTTGGCTAGTATATGCTACTTTCTTTAGAATATAATTGCTGATAATATTCCAAAGTTGAGTTTGTATTGCAAGCTCAACAGGTGAGTTAACAATTTGAATAACACCGCTTAGATAATACTGGCTGGCAACATAGCTAACATTTTCATTTCCGCCCCATTGCACATCTTGAGTCAATGCTGTAACCAAGTAGCCAACATCTCGTTTGCATTTTGCAATTAACGTTGCAGTATAAGAATAATTGTAAAAGGTTGTACCAACACCTGCACTGGCTATCTGTGCAGTAGTCCAAGCTGAAATTTCATCTGCAATAAATGTAGCATTGTTTTTTAATAGTGCAACGGCATTTGGATATATGCTTTGCGCAGAATTTGCTGTTACTTGGCTGGCAATCCATGCTGTTGCTTCTTTGGTAATAAAGTTTAAATTACTGTTTATTAATGAGTACGCATTTGGATACGCATTACTACTACTTGCAACTCCCGGTAAAAAAACATAATTCTGTATTCTTTTCTTAGCCATTCACAATTCTCCGTTATGCACCTAGCGCAATTGCTAGCGCAGATGCTTTACTATCTACGTATTGTTTGTTTGTTGCCTGGGTAGACAATGTAGGGGTTGGAACTGTTATTGTTCCGTTTGCTGTAATCGATGTTGCAATTATTGATGTAAAATTACCAGCGGCTGGTGTTGTAACACCTATTGTCATGTTGTTGATATTTCCAACACCGTTAGAAGAAATTGAAACAGTAGTTCCTGAAAACGTTAAATTAGAGCCTGCACTTATTGCTACAACACCGGTTGCACTAATAGCCACTGTGCTTCCGCCCGATATCTGTGTATTGCCGCCAACTATTAGATTACTTAGTGTTCCTAATCTTGTTAAACTACTGCTTACAATACCACTACCTAAAGTAGAACTACTAAGAACCGTAGCTCCCGATATTAAAAAATTTGATAGGGTATTAACGTTACCATTAGAGTCAACAGTAAATCCTGGACTTTCAAACCCAGCTTCTGATCTTAGATATTTTTGATTTACAATAAATGTCATCTCTATTCCTGTTAGTATGTATTTACCCGAATTTTAAAGCACACGGTTTATTACCTAGCCCCTGTTGTACGTCTAGGATAAGTCTGACCCGAAGCTGGTCTAAATCCATAGTTTAATTTAGGAAATGTAGATCCTGTATGAAAATATTTGTAAATTTGATCCACCTTTGGAGTACCCATACCAGTTACTGGATCCCATCCTGCTGTTGTTGTATATCCAGTAGCGTAACCGTTACGGTTATCACCGCTGGTAATGTCATTAAATAATGCGCTGTTGGCATACCAAGTGGCCATATTAAACGGTATTCTAAATCCTAGTAATCCAGATAATCTTGCCCATATGCCGGCAAGCAATGGAGCTGATGCGCTGGTACCGCCATATTGCACTAGACTATTGTTTACATAGAATTGAAAACCTGTGTTAGGATCGGCAGGGGCACTTATATCCGGAACTCCGCGACGCGGTAGTGCAGTTACAGCTCCAGTTGTAGTTGAAGTTTGTGTTCTAGTTGTTAGGCCGTTTTGCCAACTTGGGCGTGGAACTGTGCTACTAATTCCGCCGCCACTTCCACTCCAAGCAACTTCGCTAGTAATTTGATTACTGCCGTTAAGTACTACAGTAGTTCCGCCTGCAGAAACCATGTATTGACTACAGCAAGTATACTGCATATTCAAATCATTTGCTCCGCTATCGCCACTACTGACAAAAACTGTTATACCCTTGGCAATACAGGCTTGTAGTGCAGTATCATATTGGGTGCCGTCGCCGATGCCCCAGCTGATATCTAGTACACAGGGGTTATTCACAGTATCAGTAGCAGTGGTATTGATATTATCTATAATATTTTGAGTGCCGCCGTTTGGTGCTGTATAGTAGGCTATTTTTGCTCGGGGTGCGGCTGCGCCGGCACAATAGATGTCTAACATACTTTCTGCATCACTAGTGTTACTGGCTGTAGCACCATTAACATTTATTCTAGTAATTGAGGGAGCAGATAATCCAATTCGACTAAAAGTATTTGTTACATCACTGGCACTATAACCAGTAACATAGCCGCTGTAGGTCAATTCAAAAATACCAATGCACACTCCGTAGCCGTCACCTGTGGGAGATTTGTAAGCTGTATTCATTTGAACTGGCGTCACAGCAATTGCCGGTGTCACTGCCATGGGGTCTATATTATGTTTAATTGCATGTTTAACTGCAATAAAACTTTCATCAAATCCCGGAACTTGTTCAATCATACTTGCAATGTCTGTTGGTATCGTCGGAGTAACATCGGGCATCATAAAAGTTCTGCCGTCAGCTGTTACATCTTGTAGCGTAATTTTAAATAGCCTGTTAAAAACTTCCACAGTTCCTTCGACTTTGACCACACTTTGTCCGTGGTGTGCTTCTGTTACTGTAAGATTATTTGATCTAGCCCACGCTGTTACCCTATTTAGATTATCGTCTGTTGCACCAAATTGATAAACAAACTCACTGTGCCCTAAAATTGGTTCGCTCCCGGCAAGCACATTGTCAGCATACTGTTTTAAAGTCATTCCGTTTTCATGTGTATCTCTAATAAGATACAAACTAATCTTAATAACATCGGTAATATTTTTATTAATTGAAGACATATTAGACCTCTAGCTGAACAAATGTCAGTGTAACTGTTATTATAACACTACTAGAACCATTATTATAAATTCTTAACGGAATTGCAGTAGTTGGCGTTGGTGTTTCTGCACTATAACCAATGATCGCTGGGCTAAAATATTGTGTTGCACCTGTAGTGGTTATAGCTTCTGCAATTACGCCTGTGCCAGGTGTTGGATCTGTAGTAATACTTCGTCCAGCATCAGATGCCATAGTTGCCGCACTGTTGTAAATTGTCACCCATGCGGCACTTGATGTTTGTATGCTGTATAATGCATAGCCTTTAAATCCAGTAATAGTATAAGTGCCACTAGTGCCTGCAGGTAATGTTATTGAATTAACTGACGCTGATGTTCGACTAACTAGGCCGTTACCTGACCCTCCGCTACTTGAAGCACTAATGACTCCACCAACAATAGTAATACTAGTACCGTCTACTTTGACACCACCTAATGTACTAGTTGTTGCCGCTGGTAGAGCATATTGTAATGCCCCAATAACGCCATTATTAATTGTAATAGTTGTTCCATCTATCTTGACACCGCCTAATACACTTGTGCTAGCTGTTGGTAGAGAGTATGAGTTAACTGTACTAATAACACCATTGCTAATAGTAATACTAGTACCGTCTACTTTAACACCGCCTAATTGTCCGCTTGAACTAATTCCTGCAATAGGTAATGAATACGAACTACTGTCAACAGTTATTGTAGCAACACCGCCTGACACTACAGCACGAGTTAATCCAGTTCCTGTAAAATTTAAAGTAGTTACAGCATTAGCAGATCCTTGAGTAACTCCTGTATTTTGTACAGTAACTCCTGATATACCTGCTTGCTGTTGAGTGCCTGAAACTGTACTAGTTAATACACCAGTTCCGCTATTGTAACTAAACGTTATGCCAGTTGATGTGCCATTTGTTAGTAAGGCTGCGGCAACTGATTTTATATTACTAGAACTTGCACTAAGTACATTGCTAGTGTTAATAATACTAGTACCGTCTGCGCTAAGTAGACTACCGGCAGAGCTGGCTTGAACACTCCAAGCTGATCCGTTATAGACCCATGTCGTACCGCTATACGTGTATGTTTGATTTGTTATAGGACTTAACGGAAAACTAAAACTCATAAGATATCCTTAATATTACCAAGTGCTTAAAGCCGCACGTTTCCATGTGTTTGTAGCGATACATACATAGACGTAAGTACTATCATAAGCAATTTGGCCTTGAATTCCTACACTGGTTGCAGTTGCCGGGGCAGAAATTAAGCCGCTACTGATAACACCATTGTTGATTGTTATTGTAGATCCGTCAACTTTGACACCTCCTAATACACCCAACGAACTAATACCCGCTTGCGGAAGAGTGTAGGTGTTGTTGGCTGTGATAACTCCACTGCCGTTTATAGTAATGCTAGTGCCGTCAATCTTCACTCCGCCTAATATACTGGTAGTAGCGGTGGGTAATGTATAACTGTTGCCTGTTGGATTACTTGCATAGCTTAGACTATTCCAGGCACTGCTACCATTACCGTATTTTACTTTTAGTGTATCGGTTTCAAGACCTGGTTCACCACTAGCAAGTGTTGGGTTTACACTAGCCCAGTTTGCGGCTGTGTCTCTTCGTAATTTAATTTGTACTGACATGTTTTCTCCTAATTTTTACCCGGCAGCTGATCCGCCATCTACACTACTTATAGATACAGAGTCTACAGGTTGTATCCATTGAGTACCGGTATATATAAACAATTGGCCAGTAATAGTACTAAGCCATAAATTTCCAGTCACTGGCGTTGATGGGGCTGTGTCACTTAAAACAGCACTACTTCCTCCGCCACTACTGCTTGTAATTGCTATGTTTGCAACACTACCAGAAACAACAGTTGATACACCTGCTCCTGTAAAATTTAATGTAGTCACGGCGGCTGTTGAGCCAGCGGTTACACCTTCATCTTGTACAGTAACTCCAGTTATACCAGTTCCGCCAACACCACCACTTACAATGCTGGTCATAGTACCTGTACCAGCATTATATGTAAATGAAATTCCAGTTTGTGTTCCGCCAGTTAACATTGCGGCTGCGGCTGCTTTTATTGCGCTTGATACTGTGCTAATTTTTCCAGTAATGTCAACTGTGATTGTTGTACCATCGATAATTACTCCGCCTAAAGCTGTAGTAGTTGCTGGTGTTAAAACTGTTCCAGAACCTCCACTACCTGCTCCAGCTCCGCCGCCAACTACTGGGCTTGCAACAATTTGTGTTGGTATTGCTAACGGAAATATTGTTTCTGCGTAGGTAGCAGTAAAACTAACTTTTGCGCCTGCAAAGCCTGTATTTGGTGTTGCATATAAAATTAAATAACTGTCATTTACAGTAGCTGATAAAGTGACAATTTGACTAGTGAGTGTAGTTCTTCCAAAGATTGTATACGCGGCACCTTCTGGGCGAGCAGTAACTAGTACATGCATACTTTCTTTGTTATTACTATCTGCTTCTGCATGTAAAAAATACGTAGCACTGGCAAAATTTCCTACATACCAGCGATCAATCTCGATAGATGTTGAAACCGATGGGAGCAATGTTCTATTTCCCTTGTAAGAGAAATTAGATCCGGGCAACAACGATAACGAATGTTGTGGGCCTTGTGAAAAATAAGTAGTTAGATTTAACATAGATTAACCAGAATGTACATGCTTTTAGCCATTATGTATATTTAGCTATTTCAAAACTCTTGCTCGCAACCGCAAAATATGCTAAATTACTGTATATTTCACTATAGGACTATCTATGACTCAAAGAGCAAAGGCCTTTTTTATCAACGGTGGAGCCGGCAGAACACTATGTTCAATTCCAGCCCTTGAAAAATACGCAGAAGAAAACGGCAATGATTTTATCATTGTTTGCGAAGGTGGCACCGATTTTTATAAAGGGCACCCGCTACTACATCCCAGAGCCTACGATCATTGGCACAAAAACTTATTCGAAGAAAAACTCATTAATATGGAATTAGTAACCCCTGAACCTTATAGAGTTTGGGAATACTACAATCAAAAATGTAGTATTGCGCAGGCATTCGATATTGCTATTAACAACAAAGGAGTCCGTGAATTACCAAGACCCAATGTTAGATTGTCAAATGAAGAGCTATTTTTAGGTCATAGTCTAGTAAAAGAAGTCCGTGAAAAAACTAAAAAAGACAAAATCATTGTATTTCAACCATTTGGTCGTGGTACACACTCCGAAGGTGGCGTTATATTTGATACTTCTGGTAGAAGTTTTGAAGGCGAGCACGTTCTTAATATTGTTAAAAAGTTGCAAAAGAACTACGGGATTATAATGATGAGTGAAATTGGTATTGATTTCCAAAAACATGGTTGTAAAGATCCAGTAGCACACCCACAAAATGTTAGCCTACGCCAGTGGTGCTCAGTTATTGGTAACGCTGATTACTTCTTAGGTTGTGACAGCGTGGGACAACACTTGGCGTATACTCTTGATCGCCCAGCTACCGTTGTATTAGGATCGACTTTTGATATCAATGTAACTTATCCACAATACAACAAGTTTGATGTACTTGATATGGGCGGTGATATGCGCAGATATAGTCCTATCAGAATTACCATGGACGAAGTTGCTGATCGCGGCAATGACGGTATCATGCGTATGAATGAAAAAGTAGAAGATGCCATTGTTAAGTCTGTTCAAAACGGCATTAAAACTTGGAGTCAAACGGCAATCAAAGGCCCGATCGAAGTTAAACAAATTGCCAGCAAAAAAGAAATGCCAAAAGAAGCATGAGTAGACTGTTTACGTTTGGGTGTAGTTACACACATTACGCCTGGCCCAGCTGGGCAGATTTCTTAGGCCTTGAGTTTACTCAGCATGAAAATTGGGGATATCTTGGTTTAGGAAATCGTGCCATTGCAGAACGAGTCGCTGAATGTAATGTTAAAAATAAATTTACATCTGATGATGTAGTCATAGTTCAATGGTCCAGTCATCTACGCAACGACTATCATACTGAGCGCAGGCGAATAAATTATCAGCAGTCTGGACCATTTGTAGGACAAGGTGGCTGGAAAACTGGTGGCAGTATGTTCAACTACATCAACAACACTATCTATGATAATCAATGGATCAATCAATTCTTCGACGAAAAATCATATTTTTTACACACACTTAACAACATCTTGTTAACACAAGGACTGTTAAAATCTACTGGATGTAAATGGTACATGACTAGCATGGCAGATCTTGATGCGCTAGGTACAGACATTGGCATCATGCATGGCGAAAACATCAACAAAGCCACAGCAGGTTATAGTGTGTGGGAAGATCCCAAGTATGAATCAGTATGGGATTATAAAGATGCAATTTGGACCAACAATGCAGAAATGTGGCTACCTAGTATAGGACCCTATGTATGGAATAAGTTTCCAGAACTGCAATGGAGTTTTCAAGATGTAAACAGTCCTAGATTAGTGTTTCCAGAATTGCATCCTAGTCCAAAGCAACATGCGGCCTATGTTACAGAAGTTATTAGACCCGAGTTAAATCTAACTGATAATACCGCTGAATTATATGCTCCTTGGTTTTCACTAACAGATAAAGCTAAAGAATTAGCACAAGATCTTAAAACTTGTGATAGTATGCTGTCGCAATACTGGAACTTGCCGTACATGGGGATTTAATATATGTCAAGACTTTTTACATTTGGATGTAGTTACACCAGTTACAGCTGGCCTACTTGGGCAGATCTCGCTGGTATGAATTACAAACTGCATAAAAATTGGGGCATGAGTGGCCTAGGTAATCGTGCCATTGCAGAACGAGTCGCCGAAGCTCATGCCAAGTATAACTTTGGGCCGGGCGATACTGTTATAGTGCAATGGTCCAGCCACTTGCGCAATGATTGGTGGCACCAAAATCCCACAGTTAGCAAATACCCAGGCTGGCAAACTTGTGGTAGTATTTTTAATTATATTAATGAAAAAATATACACACTAGAGTGGATTAAAACTTTCTTTTTCGAGCCTGCTTGGATCATGCATACTCTTAATCATATACTGCTGACCCAGGGATTATTGAAATCTACAGGTGCCGATTGGTATATGACCAGCATTGGTGATATTAGAAATATAGGTGCTGACATCCGTGACAATGACGGAATTGGTGAAGACACTGGCTTTTTAACCCCTAGGGATAAAGAGATACTACATGTGCTATGGCGTAAAATTCCAGAAATGTGTGTATACGACAAACCCATATGGGGCGACAATCAGGAACACTGGTTAGAGCCTCTGGAGCTATTTGCACAAAAACATGCAGAACTTACGTTTCAGTTTGATGATACTAGAAAAAAAGGTAAAACATTTTATGATACACATCCTAGTACACGACAACACGCCATGTGGCTTGACAATCAGTTGAAAGAGAAGTTACAATTGAGTGATGCAACTATGAAAACTTCTTGGGAAATTGCTGATAGTGTAGATGCATTACAAAAGAAGTTTAGGTTTAATAAGAATTTATTTGAGCTTAATCTAGCAAAGAGAATGGGATTTCCGGCTTCCGCCCAGCGCACACTTAGATGGCCGTTTCCCTCAGAAGGTTTTTAAACAAGGATTAATTATGAACAACAAAGATATTTGGATTGCCGCGATAGCCCGTGGTCACAACGGCAGTGTATGCTTGCTTAAAAATGGCGAAATTATTTTTAGCATTGAGGAAGAACGCCTAAGCCGTAAAAAGTATGACGGTGGGCCGTTGGCTGCCATGCTAAAGATTCTAGATTACACTGATAAAATTGATTATCTAGTGATTGCACACACTCAAAAGTTAAGTGAAACTGCTGGTCGTATTGACTTTAGTGGTGATGATATCTATACCGGACTTGCTAGGAAATTAGGACTTATCAGTCGCCATGAAAATCCCTACGATCATCCGCAGGTTGTCGACATGAGTCATATACACCACAAATTGCATGCGGCTTGTGCATTTTATCGTTCAGGTTTTGACGAAGCCGCTGCCTTAATTGTTGACGGTGCTGGTACATTTATACCATTAATGATCAACAATGAACAAGTTATTGGCTGGGAAACTGAATCAATTTATGACTGTTCTTATCCTGCAAAGTTCACAACAGTATACAAACACATTGGATTGCGTGGACCATTGCAAGGTACATTCATTGAAAACTTTGACAGCACTCCGCAAGATGAGCCTGGATATACACACGAAGCATTGATTACAGATCGTGCTGGTATTACTAAAGTGTATGAAGCTGTTACTAGATATTGCGGTTGGGATTCTATCGAAGCAGGTAAAACCATGGGATTATTTCCATATGGGAAAGAAAACTCAAAGATTCCTAAGTTGTTCGACGACTCAAGTATCTTTCCTTTAGCCAATCGTAATCTCATTGTACCTACATATCCTAATGGTGCTCAAGTAAACTATGGTTTATTCCCGTACTTAGACAGTGTTGATAAAGATATTACACAATTAGAAAATCGTAGAGACTTGGCATATGCTTGCCAAACACAAACTCAAGAACAGGTAGTTCGATTGATCCGCATGGCTGTTGAAAAAACTGGTCAAAAGAATGTTGTAATTAGTGGCGGCTATGGGTTGAACTGTGTTGCTAACTATCATTATTTAGAAGCATTAAAAGAAGAAGGCATTAACATCTATGTAGAACCTATCAGCAATGATGCCGGAACTGCTATTGGTGCTGGATTGTTGTATTACAAAGATATCATTGATCAGGACAGCAATATTGATTATACTAAAAATAGATTGTATCTAGGTTTTAAATATGATTATACTACTGATGACCTGGCCAAGTACGCAGATACCGGTGTTGAAATTACTGGTGCGACTAACGATGATATTGTTGAGTTGTTGTTGAATAAGAACATTGTTTGTTTTTATCAAGGACGCAGTGAAAACGGGCCACGTGCATTAGGTAATCGTAGTATATTGTTTAATCCAACTTACGAAGATGGCAAAGACTTTGTTAACGAAGTTAAACATCGTGAATACTTCCGGCCGTTTGCAGGATCTATTCTACAAGATCATGTGCATGATTGGTTTGATCTACGCGGAATGGCAGATAGTCCATACATGATGTATGCTGTAAATTGTCAAGATGGCGTTGCAGAAAAGATCCCAAGTATTATTCACGTTGACGGTACATGCCGTATACAAACTGTTACTCAAGAAGAAAACGGTCATTATTATGATTTGATCAAAGCGTTCTATGATCGGACAGGGGTTCCTATCTTGTTTAATACTAGTTTTAACCTAGGTGGAGATCCACTAGTAGAAACACTAGATGATGCTGTTGATACACTAGTGCGCAGTGATATTGAATACTTGTATTTGCCGGAATTAGGCAAGTTACTTAAAGTAGCAAACTAAAAAAAGCACCCTAGGGTGCTTTTTTATTGTCTTCTTACGTACCAAACGTGCCGTCTGGGCTTGGTATTGGTTGCCACTTAAACGCAGGTGTTGTAGGTTCACCGTGGAACTTAATTGTTTTATTTGTTTCTTCAACTTGACGTATAATAGGTGTACTCAACGTAACTAACTTGGTAGCTGGGTCAACACTTACTACAGTAGTAATTGACGCAGGTTCGAATAATGTATTTTGTAGTTGCCAGTCACTATTGCTTACCCACATGCCGGCTTTGATACCGGTAACATCATACATTTTAATAACATATTGATGCGGAGTATTAGCAGGGCCTGTCGCACTAACATCTGCATTTTGTTCTACGTTAACAGCACCGTGTACTTGTGGCATGTCGCGTAGTTTCTGTCGGAATTCTACCCAAGGTGCAGTGTGGCTTTCTGGTGCATCATCAGGTACCAATGAATCAGTTGCTCCTAATGCGCCGTTACGCCATTTTCTAAGATCATGCCATGTAACATGCGGCTCTCTAAATCCAGGTAAAATCCAACCTTGATTTTCCGAACTCCACTCTAGCTCTTCATGATCATGTGTGTGATCTGGTGGAGTATCTTTTACACGAGTATAGACACTACCGCATGGTAATGTTTCCGAATGTTGTTCGAGATCATCATACGGTGTGCGATGAAGTATATCTGCACCGATAATTTGACAAATGATAGGATCAGTTTCGCAGTCAACCATTACTTTAGTTTTATGCAATGGAGTTGGAACATCAGCACCATCTTCTGCTTCGGTAAGCCACGGGCCCACATATTTGTTTGTTTCGTTATCTATGAATACCCAAATTTTGTTTGGGCCCGTATACGTATGGGTTGCTGTTTTATTTAAAGTACGTTCTGTACTTAGATAATCGTCTGGCACATCATACGTGAATGTTTTTTCGATAATTGTATTTTTGCTTAAATCTGCCATGTTTTTATCCGTATGTAATTGAAACTAAGCCGCCGCCACCCATGCCGCCGCACCAACAGTTTCCACCGTGTGCTTGAGCACTTAGGCCTCCGCCGCCTGGGAATGGCGTACAACCAAACCAGCCGCCGCAACCATTACTTTGCTGGCTTCCGTTAATACAGCCGCCTGGTCCGTAAAACGGTCCAGACTGTGCTGCCGGAGCTGTGTGAGCATGTTGTTGTGGATACTGTGCGCACCATGTACTACCAGTATAACTACTGTTAATTCCGTGAATATTTACATCTCCGCCATAAGCACAACAGCAGTATGGCGATTCTGTATTACAGGTGTAACAAGAATAGTATAACCAGCAAGTTGCATTGCCGTATGATCCGCCGTTAGCGCAGAAGTTACTTAGTCCATAACCTGTTACATAACTGGTATAGCCGCCGCAACCGATACAGTTAACTGATTGGTAAGTTGTTGATGCCGCGCATACAGTGTATGAGCATCCTGCTAGCGCAGAGCTGTATACTGTCTTAACTGAATAGCTTCCACCGCCGCCTGGCCATGACTGCATACAGCAACATGCTCCGGATCCACCACCACCACCGCCCCACAT